AATGGGTATAATGTATAGAACTAATAATAACGATAAGAATTTGTGGTCATTTGAAAAATGGCACCAACGTTTTTTTGAAAATGATGAGAGGGATATTATAAATGGAATAGAATTTAATCAATTTGGATATTCTTCGGTCAAAACTATTGACCCATCAAAGGATGAACTGATTCAAATTAGTTCATTATTTGATTACTTTATTTGTTCTCCCAACAATTTGTACTTTTGTGAGAAAAGACAAAGAGAGTATCCAATATGTTCAAAATCTAGAAAGTATGAAAATTTTGAGGAATTGGTGAAAGGTATACCTAGTTATAAAGAAAAGTATGAAAAATTGTTTTTGTATTCTGTTTTGATTATTGCTGAAACTAATGAGCACAAGATTCAATTTGCTGCTTTTCCTTATCCTGGTTATGATGTATATGATTATTTGGGAAATTAATTATGACAAGTGAATTCTTATTTTGTGAAAAGTACCGTCCCAAAGTTATTGAGGATTGTATTCTTCCTGATGATACTAAAAAAACCTTTAAGGAGTTTGTGGAGAAGGGAGAGATTCCAAATCTTCTTCTTGCTGGACCTCCTGGTATTGGTAAAACTACAATCGCAAAAGCATTATGTAATGAATTGGGGGCAGATTATTATGTCATCAACGGATCCGACGAAGGACGTTTCCTGGATACTGTACGAAACCAAGCGAAGAACTTTGCTTCGACCGTCTCACTTACGGGATCTTCTAAACACAAAGTCATCATCATCGATGAGGCAGATAACACAGGCAACGACGTACAACTCCTACTACGGGCGAATATTGAGGCATTTTATAACAACTGCCGATTCATCTTCACCTGCAACTACAAGAACAAAATCATTGAACCTCTGCACTCCCGATGTGCCGTCATCGACTTCACGATCAAAGGGAAACAAAAACAACAACTTGCAGGAGCATTCTTCAAGCGTCTCCAAACGATCTTGGATGCGGAAAAGGTTGAGTACGATCAAAAGGTTCTTGCAGAACTCGTTACAAAGCACTTCCCAGATTTTCGTAGGGTCCTCAATGAATGCCAGAGGTATTCTACAGGCGGAAAGATCGACGCAGGCATTCTTGCATCTTTCTCTGACATCTCTGTAAATGAACTCGTCAAGAACCTCAAAGAGAAGAATTTCCCAGAAGTACGCAAGTGGGTGGTCTCCAACCTGGACAACGATGCTAGCAGTCTACTTCGTAGGGTGTATGACGCCTGTTATGATTGCCTTTCACCCCAATCTATTCCTGCTGCCGTTCTTGTTATTGCTAAGTATCAATACCAATGTGCGTTCGTGGCTGATCAAGAAATTAACCTCCTAGCAGCACTAACTGAACTTATGTGTGAGTGTGAATTCAAATGACTTCTCAAAAATCTCTCAAAACTTGTCTTCGCTATCCGGGCGGCAAAAGTAGAGCAGTCGCCAAAATGGATCCCTACTTCCCAGATCTCCGCAACTATGATGAGTTCCGTGAACCATTCTTAGGTGGTGGTTCTGTGGCAATTCATATCACAAAGAAGTATCCTAACCTTAAGATTTGGGTGAATGATCTTTATGAACCTCTAGTAAACTTCTGGCAACAACTCCAGATGTTTGGTCCTGAACTCAAGGAACATTTGCTTCATTTTAAGAGTGTTTGCCCTGATCCAGAATCGGCACGGGGACTTTTTGACATTTCAAAAACCATCTTGGAGGATCCTGTAACTGGAAGTTTTGAACGTGCCGTAAGGTTTTATATTGTAAATAAGTGTTCTTTCAGTGGTTTGACTGCAAGTTCTTCTTTCTCTCCTCAGGCATCCAACTCAAACTTTAGTGTTCGTGGGATTGAGAAACTTCCCGAGTATTCTAAGTTGATTGAGAAGTGGCGTATTACTAACTACTCTTACGATTATTTGATGGATGGAGAACGTAGTGCTTTTATGTACCTCGATCCTCCTTATGACATTAAGGATAATCTCTATGGGAACAAAGGATCGATGCATAAAGAATTCGATCACGATAAGTTTGCTGCTGATTGCGATAATAACGATATGGATATGTTGGTGAGTTATAATTCTGACCAACTGGTAAAGGATAGATTTAAGAACTGGAACGCTGCTGAGTTTGATCTCACATACACTATGCGTTCTGTGGGTGAATATATGCGAGAGCAAAAACAACGTAAAGAACTGCTGCTGTTTAATTATGGAATTGAAGGACTGGTTAAACTCGATCAATCAAACGAAGATCAATCTAATTGATGAAGATCCATTGGTAAAAAAGGAATATACGCCTTATATTATTAATAAATGTCTTTCTGGAAATATTGATTGTATTATGTATGTCAATGAGATGAATATGAATTCTCATCTTGATAAAGATATGCAATATTCATTTTATCTAAATATTATAAGAAAAAGGAGAAGATTTTCTCCTTGGCTTCGTAAAGATGAAATTAAAGACTTAGAATATGTTAAGAGTTATTATGGTTATAGTAACGAAAAAGCATCTCAAGCACTGAAAATTTTATCTAAAGAGCAAATTACTTTTATTAAACAACGACTTGAAACTGGCGGAACAAAATGACTATTCAAACAATTGAACCTCAAGTAAATTGGTCTCAAGACCAGATGGTTGAAGTTATTCTTAACGAACCTGATGATTTTCTTAAAGTTCGTGAGACTCTAACTCGTATTGGAGTTGCTTCTAGAAAGGAGAAAAAACTCTACCAATCTTGCCATATTTTGCACAAACAAGGCAGATATTATATTGTTCATTTTAAAGAATTATTTGCTCTTGATGGAAAACATGCAAATCTGACAGTAAACGATGTTCAACGTCGTAATCGTATTGTTCGTTTGCTTGCTGATTGGGGACTCATTACTGTTGTAAAACCAGATTCTGTGACTGATATTGCACCCTTGAATCAAATTAAAGTTCTTTCTTATAAAGATAAGGGAGATTGGATTCTTGAGCAAAAGTATAATATTGGCAAAAAAGGAAAAGGTGTAGACCCCGAATAAATAAGTATGAGACCTTCGTGCGGTCTCTACGAAAGTCGGAACACCCTAAAAAGAGGTTCGGTTTTACCGTTCCTCTTTTTTTCATATCTTGTATAATTAATAATGGATGCCTAAAGGGTCCACACAACACAAACTCGCTTTTAAAGGAGCTACTATAATGCCTAACCTTGCAACTTCTAGGTTTACATCTGCGGATATTCCTGCCTTAATGGAAAAAATTGCCCGCAATAGCATTGGAATGGATGAATACTTTGACCGATTGTTTCATCTTCACGAAACTACTTCCAATTATCCCCCATACAATCTTGTTCAAGTTAGTAATGTAGAATCGAGACTTGAACTTGCACTTGCTGGATTTAAAAAGAAAGAAGTTTACGTTTATACGCAAGATGGAAAACTTTTCGTTGAGGGACAAAAAGAGGATAAGGAATCCGATACCAACTACGTCCATAAGGGATTGGCTCAACGATCTTTCAAGAGAGCGTGGACAATGGCAGACGATACAGAAGTATCAGATGTATCATTTGAAGACGGACTCCTCTCTGTCAACTTGAAGAAGATTGTTCCTGATCATCATAAGAGGAAAGATTATCTCTAAATAAAAATAAAAAATGAAAACTTTCCGAGAATTTAATAATATTTTAAAGGAAATGAAAGGTGACTTTGGTGCTAATTCAAAACCACCAAAAGCAAAGTGTGGTTGGGCAGGAACAACATCTTATGATATGCTTCCTGGAAAGAAAGTGTGTAAATTCAAAAGAAAGAGATAAATAGAATTGAATATCGTCGGCGCAGAGGAGCACCTGGCAAAAACCAGGTTGACTCCTCCTTTTTTTATTGGTAGAATACCTGAAGGTATGGAGTAAAAATGGCAGTAAAACTGGTTGTTTTAAAATCTGGAGAAAATATTATTTCTGAAATTAAAGAAGGATATTTTGAACAAAAACTTGTTTGCTATATCCTAGATAAACCCTGCACAATTTCAGTTAATGGAACATATAAAATTCTAGATGATAACGATGATGGAGAAAATAAAGTTAGTATTTCTTTAAATTCTTGGCCTTCTCTTTCAAAACAAAGTACAATAGAGTTGGTTCCAGATTGGATTGTTACTGTTGTTGATCCAATTGATAGTCTTAAAAAAATGTATGAAACTCAAGTATTAGGTATTAAAAATGAAGATGGCCAAACTATTGTTATTAGTGAACAATCAGATTCTAATCAGTCAGATTGAGGAAGTTACATCTGAACTAGGAGAACCTGATTGTAAGTTAACAAATCCATATCTTGTCAAAAATAATCCAATTTCAGAACAACAAAAAGTTTTGGAACCTTTTCTATCTGGATTTACAAAACAAGACACTTTTATGATTAGTTCTGACAAGATTCTTACTCTTTCAGATCCAACACCCACCCTTCTTGAAAAATATCAGGACCTTATTAAAGAATGAGTCTACGCTTTTATACTAATGTTCAATTGATTGGAAACCAGTTTTTGGTACGTGGAGTTGAAAATGGAAAAAGATTTGAAATCAGAGATGAGTTTTTTCCAACTCTCTTTGTAAAAACTAAAAAAGAATCAAAGTATAAAACGTTAAGCGGAGAACCTGTAGAACCAGTTCAACCAGGAACGGTAAAAGATTGTCGTGAGTTTTATTCCAAATATGAAAGTGTAGATGGATTTGAAATCTATGGAAATGATCGATATATCTACCAATACATTTCACAAAAATATCCAGAAGACGAAATTAAGTTTGATATTAGTAAAATCAAACTGGTAACTCTGGATATTGAGGTTGCTTCTGAAGGAGGATTCCCTGATGTAGAATCAGCATCGGAAGAGATTCTTTCTATCTCGATTCAGGACTATACAACTAAAAAGATTATTACTTGGGGCGTTAAACCATTTAATAATACTCGCAAAGATGTAACTTATCACCATTGCCCTTCAGAATATGAACTTCTGAATCACTTCATTAACTATTGGATGGTTGATGTTCCTGATGTGATTACTGGTTGGAACATTCAGATGTATGACGTTCCTTATATTTGCAAACGTCTTAATCGTGTTCTTGGTGAGAAACTGATGAAGCGTTTTTCTAACTGGGGTCTTGTCACCGAGGGAGAAGTATTTGTTAATGGTCGCAAGCATACTGTATTTGATGTGGGTGGATTGACTCAACTTGATTATCTTGACCTTTATAAGAAGTTTACTTACAAAGCACAAGAATCATATCGTCTCGATTACATTGCTGAAGTTGAACTTGGGCAGAAAAAACTGGATCACTCTGAGTATGATACCTTTAAGGATTTTTATACCAAAGGATGGCAAAAGTTTATTGAGTACAACATCATTGACGTAGAACTTGTTGACCGTTTGGAAGACAAGATGAAACTCATTGAGTTGGCACTCACTATGGCATATGATGCTAAGGTAAATTATGCAGATGTGTTTTATCAAGTTCGGATGTGGGATAACATTATATACACTTATCTGAAGAAAAGAAACATCGTCATTCCTCCAAAGAATAAAACTCAGAAAGATGAGAAGTATGCTGGTGCTTATGTAAAAGAACCGATTCCTGGAATGTATGATTGGGTAGTGAGTTTTGACCTTAACTCTCTATACCCTCACCTGATTATGATGTATAATATCTCACCAGAAACTCTTTTGGAGGAGAGACATCCTACTGTGAATGTAGATAAGATTCTGAATCAGAGTCTTAGTTTTGA